AAAGCAGACGGAGGCCCAGTAAAAGGAGGATCATCTTACATCGTTGGGGAGAGAGGCCCAGAATTATTCGTTCCAGGTACTAGTGGTAGTATTGTTCCTAACCACAAACTAGGTAAAGGGGGAGGCTCCACTTCTATTGTTGTAAATGTAGATGCTTCTGGTTCGTCTGTTGAAGGAGCTGAAGAAGAATCAAGAGAATTGGGTAATATGTTGGCAGCAGCAATACAAACTGAACTGGTACGTCAACAAAGACCAGGCGGCTTATTAGCTTAAATCATGGCAACATTCCCCTCTATTACTCCAAGCTACGGATTGCGTAAATCAAGCGGTCCAAACGTAAAGCAAGTCCAGTTTGGCGATGGTTACATCCAAAGGATAGTTTATGGCCTGAATCAAAATTTAAAAATGTATAATCCAACTTGGAATAATATCAGCGAAACAGATGCAGATACAATTTCAGATTTTTTAGACGCAAGAGCTGGAAGCGAATCTTTTGATTGGACTCCTCCAGGTGAAACGAGTTCATATAAATTTATTTGCCAGGCATGGACTAAATCAATTACATATAAAAATAGAGCTACGATACAAGCAACTTTTCAAGAAGTAGCGGAGCCTTAAAACATGGCAATTGCTTCTTGGGCTGCTTCAACTGCTTACGCATTAGGAGATGTAAGAAGAGCTGCAACAGATCAAGTTACAGGCTTATTTTTTAAATGTGTTACTGCTGGAACAAGTGGAAGTTCCGAACCAGCTTGGCCAACAGATATAGGAGTTGAAGCAACTGATGGGTCTGTTACTTGGAAATCAATTAGTAGTGTTTATGCTGATCTTTCTGTCCTTGCTCCTAGTGCAATTATTGAACTTTTTGAATTAAGACTAGATAACGCTTTGCATGGAAGTACAAATATTACTCGTTTTCATAATGGTTGCAATGCAGCACTGACAGGAGGAATTGTCTGGGATGGAAATACCTATGCAAGCGTACCTATAGTTGCAGAGGGCTTTGAGCAAACATCTGCGGGAACTTTACCTAGACCAACTATATCAATTGCAAATACAGATAGTGTGGTTACGGCCCTTTTGCTTGATGTTAATGAGGTAACACCACATAATGATTTAACAGGAGCAGAGTTCAGGAGAATAAAGACTCTAAAGAGATATTTAGATGGAGAAACAACAGCCGACCCTAATGCTCAATGGCCTGTTGAAATTTGGTACATTGACAGAAAATCAGTAGAGAATAGAGATATTGTTAGTTTTGAATTGGCATCTCAATTCGACCTAGCAGGACAATTTGTTCCTAAGAGGCAGTTAATTGCGAATGTCTGTCAATGGGCTTATAGAAGTTCTGAATGTAGTTACTCAGGAAGCAATTACTGGGATGCTGACAATAATCCAACAGGTTCAATTGCAACTGATCGTTGTGGAAAATCTTTAACAAGTTGCAAGCTTAGGTTTGGCAATAATGGTGAATTGCCTTTTGGGTCGTTTCCTAGTGCGGGTAAAATGAGATGAATCTAAATGAAGAAATAAAGGCTAAAGCCTTAGTTCATGCAAAGGAAGAAGTGCCTAAAGAAAGTGTTGGTCTTGTTCATATCGTAGAAGGCCGAGAAAGATATTTTCGTTGTAAGAACCAGGCGGAAGACCCTGAAATAACTTTCTGTCTTGATCCACGTGATTATTTAAAATGTGAGACCCAGGGTGAAGTTGTAGCGATTATTCATTCTCATCCAGATGCAAGTCCAAATCCTAGCGAACCAGATAAAGTTGCTTGCGAAAGAAGTAATTTGCCTTGGTTTATTGTTGATCCAGTCTCCGAACAATGGGGATACTATGAACCGTCAGGGTCTAAATCGTGATATTTATAAGTAGGGAGGCTATTATTATAAGATGACCGCAAAGGTATTCAGGAATGAAAATTATTAAGGTCTATGGGGTTTTAAAGGAAAGATTAGGGGGTCAAGGAACTTTTGAACTAGATGTGTTTAATGCGGCTGAAGCTATAAGGGCTTTATGTGCAAATTTCCCTGGTCTCGACAGATGGTTTGTTAACAGTAGTGATGATGGAATTGGCTACAAGGTTTTATTGGGAAAGACTGAAGTGGGAGAAGATAACCTTGAAAATCTTATATACCCTTGGAGCGAAAAGGAAGTTTTTCATATAACACCTGTTGTTATGGGTGCAATTGAACTTAACCCATTTAAAAATAAAGCGATAAGAAACGTTCTTATAGGAGCTGCAATCATAGGAGTAGCAGTATTTGCACCTGGTATTGGTTTAGCTGTTACTGGTGGTTGGGGTTTTACCGGTGCTGGAATAATCGCTGGAATAAAAGCGGCTAATTTTATAGCTCTGGGTGCAGCAGCTATAGGGGCAGGGATTCTGTTAGGTGGAATAGCCGATTTAATTTCTCCTACGCCCAAAGCTCCGCCAGAAGCAAAGAAATTACAGAGTTTTTCTTTTAGTGGAATAGAGCAAACAACTACACAGGGAGGAGCAATACCAATTGTCTATGGTAAATGTTTTGTTGGGAGTGCTGTTCTAAGCTCAGGTGTAGATACTTTTGATGCATGATGATTAGTATAAGCTTTACTTGTTCAAGGGGTAGTTAACATGGCTACAGAAGCAGATGATACGCTTCAAAGTTTTCAGCAAGTAGAGATTGTTGATTTAATTTCTGAAGGACCAATTGAAGGGATTATTGATCAAGAGAAAGGTATCTATTTAGACGGGACACCTATAAAAAGTAGTAGCGGATCTGATAATTTTTCAGGTTATTCTGTTGTCAGAAAAGAGGGCACACAAAACCAAAGTTACATAAGCAGTTCTATAGGTAGTCAGAGCGAAATTCCTGTCAATGTTGAAGTGGAAAACTCAACACCACGCATAAGACAAATAACAGATTCAAAAGTAGACAGAGTAAGGGTTACTCTGACTATTCCTTCGTTACAAACAGTAAACGATGATGGAGATGTTAATGGTAACGAGGTTGAGTTAAAAATAGAAGTTCAATATAATGGAGGTGGTTATAGTACAGCTCATAATTGTAAATTTAGTGGTAAAAGTAGTAGTGCCTATCAACGAGATTATATAATTAGTTTAACAGGTGCTTTCCCTGTTGATATTAAGGTTTCAAGAGTTACAGCAGATAATAGTAGCAGTAAAAACCAAAACGATACTTTTTGGACGAGTTATACAGAGATAATTGACGATAAATTCAGATACCCAAATTCCGCTTTGTGTTATCTGAGGTTTGATTCTAGGAATTTTAGTGGAATACCTAAGAGACGTTATCACGTTAAAGGATTAAAGATAGCTATCCCTTCTAACGCTTCAGTTGATTCAGATACAGGACGGGTTACTTACTCAGGAATTTGGAACGGGTCTTTTTCTTCCGCTACTTGGTGTGCTGACCCTGCTTGGGCGTTATGGGATTTGATGACAAACACTCGCTACGGGGCATCTATTCCAGCGTCTTCTTTAGATAAGTGGGATTTTTATAAAATTTCTAAATACTGTAATGAGCTTGTACCAGATGGAAAAGGTGGAAACGAACCACGCTTTTCTTTGAATTTGTACATGCACTCAAGGGATGAAGTCTTCAACGCTATTAATGAACTTTCTTCTGCTTTTAGAGGAATTAGTTATTACGGAGCTGGATCGTTAATTCTTAATCAAGATAGTCCAGCAGATAGTCAGTATGTCCTAAATCCTTCTAATGTAGTTGGAGGACTTTTTACATATAGCGGTTCTTCACAAAAAGCTAGACATACAACAGCTACAGTTGCATGGCAAGATTACGATCTACTTGGAGAAGTTCAGCATGAATATGTAGAAGATGCTGATGGTATTAGTAAATACGGAGTTATTAATAAAACAACAAAGGCCGTTGGTTGTTATTCACAAGGACAAGCCCACAGATTTGGTGAGTGGATATTACTTAGTGAACAAAGTATAACTGAAACAGTCAGCTTTGGAGTTGCTCTAGATAGTGGAATTGTCTTATCTCCTGGGATGGTAATTGACATTGCTGATCCTGTTAAGAGTGGAAAAAGAAGAGGCGGAAGAATTTCTTCTGTTGCATCTACAACTGTCTTTACTGTTGATAGTGATGCAGATTTTGATTCAATAGATCAAGCAAATAATCCTGTTTGTTCTATTCTTTTACCTTCTGGATTAGTAGAGAAGAAAGATGTTCAATCAATTAGTGGAAAACAAATAACTCTTACAAGTGCATTATCAGAAACACCTCAAGTTCAAGGCAGTTGGATGATAGAAACAGATGATATTAAGTATCAACAATTCAGGGTTTTACATGTAAAAGAAGCTAATACAGATGGTTACGCAGTTACGGCTCTTATTTATGACAGTAGTATTTACGATACGGTGGATCGTGAGCAAGCCTTATCTGTTCCTGATATTAGTAATTTAACTGCAGCTCCTGCTGCTGTTACAAATGTCTCTGGTGTCGAACATTTATATCAAGATGGGCAAAACATAAAGACAGCATTCGAGCTTGATTGGTCTGATTCTGATGCAACAACATTGTATAAAGTTAATTATCAATTAAATAAT